ACCATTCAGTCTGACTAAAGGCTTTAAGCCTTTCTTGTAAGCTTTCTGAATGAGCTTTGCAATATCAACAACAAGTTGTTGCATGAAGTCATTCCGATCAGTGAAAAACCATGTGGTTTTATTGATCCTAGCTTGCTGAACTGAGCTGAAAGCTCCACGCCCTGCACTGTTCAAGCAAGCTACATCACACTGAGCAATCTTTGCCATAGAACAAGTGTTCCACTTGGTAGTTGTTGCCGGAGCTAGATAGAGGATGCCAGTTAAGAAACCTAAGGTTTCACCCTTGATAGTTTTGGCATCGGAGCTAACTGAAAGCAGAGCTTTAGACTTGAACATTGTGTTTCCTTTCAGGAAGGTTGTGGCAATATTGCCGTGAGGTTTTCAATTGTAGCGATCAATAAAGACCATGTCAATCAGAGGGCTTTCTTAGCACCGATAAAGGTTTTACCTTTAAACAACAGTGCCTCGTCATAACAACCCATCCACTGTAATGCTTCAGCTTTGCTGAGAGTGTAGTGTGATTTTTTGAAACCGACACCAGTTACTTTGTAACCGAAGGTCTTAGCCAAGGCTAACACAGCTTCATCTTTGTATAACAAAGCAAGTGCAATAGTTGATGTAATCAAGCCAATTTGTGGAATGTATTCCATGATGTTTCCTTTAGGAAGGTTAAAAAATTAATAGTTGAATTCAGTTTTAAAAGCTTGGAAAGCTTTTGTGAAATGTTGCTTGTCGTTTGAAACCAGTGCAACAACATCGACCCAGCTTCCAGCATCTACAACATATGCTCTGTCAGTTTTCTTCTGAATTGCCTTCATAAGATCTTGGATGAATTTCCGAAGATCTTGAAGGGTTTCATCTGACACTTCCCTTTTTTTCAAAAAGGGTTTGACAACAGTATGCCACTTTTCATCGATACAAAAAAGGCTATCGCCTTTCTCTTGACAGACTAACTTCGTTAAATCTAACAATTCGGTTTCGATTTTCATCTTCATGTCTTTCATTTAACTAAGAAAAGAAACTATTTCCTTTTCTCACTAAAGTGAAAAGGATAGTTTCTTTGTTAAATGAAAGACATGGGATCGGGCGCACATACGCAGATCTTTGTATTTTTAAGCATTTTTTAATGCCAACATAGTTGTCATAAAAATGCGATTATAAAAATACAAAGCAAAAGGATAGTTGTCCACAGTTTGTTATTGAGCCATGTCATTAGGTTGTTGATAACTGGGTTGATTGCTGTGGATAACTTAGGATGGGGTATGCTTTATTTTGCTTAAATTTTAGGCAATGAAGGATGGTGTAGATGGGGTAGTATAACTTTTAGTTATAGATATACCACCTTTCATTCATCGAAGTGATGCTTAAAAAATAGGCAACATTTTCAGTTTTTTGACATTGAAAACCGATTTTGAATCAGTATTCAAAGATCTTCTAAGTCATTGAATTCATTGAAGATTCTTTATTCTTGAGTTGAATGCATTCTATGTCTTTGATTCACCTAAGATCTGCAACGCATTGCAACGCATTGCACTGGCGCAGCGCTGGCGCAACGCTGGGGTGGCGGGGGCACAGGGGGGTAGGGCGCTATATGTATATGGCCTCGTACAAAAATCAGGAAAAATAGACTTGTTAACCAAGGCTGGTTTACAGCAGCGTCCACACCGCCATAGAAATAATTAGGGACAGATCAACTTCACAGAGATGTGTACACGCTAGCATAGGAAATGTTTAGTATGTTAAACAAAATAGATGTGTACACGCTAGTGCTAGGCAGCTACATAGATGATAACTATTCTCATTAAAGTTTCATGCACTTGATACTTAAAAGTTCAGATTAGATACTTAAAAAGAAACATATAGGTTTCCGGCATAAACAACAAAGCAGCTCCATTGCCGGAAACAATACCCCCATATGGACCAGAGGCTAGGGAGGTACAACATATTTCATTCTTTCCAAAAGAAAAGCTTGACATTGTTTTTAATGTGTGTAAAACTACCACTACCTGCACCATGTATGCATTTGACATACAGGCGATACGAAGAAAAAGTATAGGCTACCTTCCGGCTACGGGTAAAGAAATGAGCTTGCAATCGGCTGCTGAAGAGAAAAGACTCGGAGGGAACGACATAGGGGCCACTGTGTTGTTCTTGCTCTGAATACTGGCAGTGGTAACACCTTACACTGACCAGACTAGACTTGATGTGGGTACTTGTTAAAAGCTGTTGCTAAAAGGGTGGGCTAACAACAGCCATAGATGAACACATCCCTTATGGGCTTTCTAGGTGTATGTTCTAGATATTAGTGGTAGGTAGCTGTATTTCACTATGTGATATGTACAGATAGTTCTACAAGTAATGGTAGTTGTTTCTTCACAGGATCTCTACCGTCAACACTATAGACATACATTGGGATAGGTTGTTATGAGTAGCAATAAATGCTACCATACCACCTTAGCTAGGCTATGCTTGTGTTATTGTTACAAAGTGTGTTAGCATGAAGCATTATGAACTTATACACCAGACAAGACTTAGAAGACAGAGGTTTAACAAACACATACCCCTACAGTGTATTTACACAGGCTTCATTAGCATTACACAGGGGCTATGTAGACAAGATGCATTTGTTTCACAGTGATGTCTATTATGTTAGAGCAGCGTTAGAGAAAAGTACAGGATATGTATTTCCCTTAGACAGAGTTGAAGAAGCTATGAGAGCTGAGGGATGGAAAGAGCATAGACACCTACCAAGGAAGAAACAACATGGCAACAAAGAAAAGCACTGTTAATGCTGCTGGCAACTACACTAAGCCTACAATGCGTAAGGCGTTAGTGGCTAGTGTGAAAGCTGGAACTAAAGGTGGTGATGCTGGTGAATGGTCTGCTAGGAAGGCTCAGCTTGTTGCTAAGCTGTATAAAGCTAAAGGTGGTGGTTATAAATGAAAGCTTCTCAGAAGTCTTTAAAAGAATGGACAGAGCAGAAATGGACTACCAGTGATGGTGGTCCTTCTAAGGGGAAGAAGCGTTATCTTCCTGAAGCTGCTTGGAAGGCATTGTCTCCTGCTGAGAAGGCTGCAACGAATAAAGCTAAAGCTAGTGGTAATAAAGAAGGCAAACAGTTTGTTAAACAGCCTAAGGCCATTGCTAAGAAAGTGAGCAAATTCAGATGATTAAAAGAGGCAGTGAAGAGTTTTCAGGGTATAACAAGCCTAAGGCTACACCGAAACATCCTACGAAGAGTCATGCTGTGTTAGCCAAAGAGGGTGACTCAGTGAAGCTAATTAGGTTTGGACAGCAAGGTGTTAGTGGTGCTGGTGCTAGTCCATCAACGGCTAAGGACAAGGCTAGGCAGAAGAGCTTCAAAGCTCGTCATGCTGAGAACATTAGTAAGGGTAAGATGTCTGCTGCATATTGGGCAGACAAGGTTAAGTGGTAACTAAAAGGAGAAACTATGGCTACCGATGCAGAAAAAGTTAAGATGTACCGTGAGAAGGCTAAGGACACTACTGTTCCTCAAGAGGTTCGTAACACCTACTTGGACAGGGCCAATGAGCTGGAGCGTAAGGCTTTTGAAAATACAAAGAAGGCTCCTGCCACTCCTGAAAAGAAGATGATGTATGGTGGTATGCCTGTAAGAGGTAGCCGTACAGCCACTAACAAAGAGAAGAAGATGATGGGTGGTGGTTATGCTATGAAGCCTCCTGTCAAAGCTATGGCTAAGGGTGGTGCTGTTAAAAAAGCTGCTACAGCTAAGAAAGGTAAATGATGGCTACTAAGAAAGCGTTTAAACCTTGTGAGGGATGCCCCACACCAGCCAAGTGTAAAGCTGCTGGTAAGTGTATGGCTAAAGAGGGTAAGGGTGGTAAGCCTATGGTGGCTATCATGATTGGTGTGGGTAAGCCAATGAAAGCTAAGAAGAAATAATGGCTACTAAAAAACAAACAGCTAAGATTGCCAAGGTGATGGGTGAGTTTAAAGACAAGGGCTTACACTCTGGTAAGGGTGGTAAAGTTGTTACATCCCCCAAGCAAGCCATTGCCATTGCTTTGTCTGAAGCTAAAGTGAAGCCTAAGAAGAAATGATAGATAGTACAAGAGCTTCTAGATTTAGAAGTGTTGGTACAAACCTGACAGCAGGTAGTGCCAACACTATCTATACTTGTCCTAACAACTTCACTTCTAAGGTGGAGTTGCTATTTGTTAGTAACAAGACAAGTGGTAATAAGACAGTACAGATAGATTGGCATGACACTTCTACTGGACTCAACTACACTATAGTTGGTGGATACACAGTGTCTGCTTACAACTTCTTAAAGTTTGATCAAGCCTATCTTGTTCTAAATGCTGGAGACTATTTATCCGTCACTCCTGAGGCTGGCAGCACAATGGATGCAACAGTGTCTGTTGAAGAATATTTTGATCCAGCAACTAGAGTATAAGGAAACATTATGGCTAAAAGAGAACTAACAGAACAACAGAAGAAATTCATTGAGGTGTTATTTGCTGAAGCTGGAGGCAATCCTGTAACAGCAAGGAGGCTTGCTGGCTACAGCGAAGGCTACAACACTAAAGCAATCATGGATGTCTTGAAGGAAGAAGTGATTGAGGCTACACAGCTTTACATTGCTATGAATGCTCCTAGAGCAGCTATGGCTGTTGTTAGTGGCATTGCCGATCCTACAGAGCTTGGCTTGAAAGAGAAGCTCAATGCTGCTAAGGATTTGTTAGACAGGGCTGGCTTGGTAAAAACAGATAAGGTTCAGATTGAAACTCCATCTGGCATTATGATTTTACCTGCCAAAGATAAGAGTGAGTGAGAGAGACTTAGGGGCTTGGATACTTCCACAGCCTAAAGATAAGGAAACATATGTACCCATACCAAAGATTGGTAGAACTATACCTTTTGGCTACCGACAAGATGAAACAGATCCTGACCTCTTGCAGCCAATACCTGCAGAGCTTGAAGCGCTAGAAAAAGCTAAGAAGCATTTAAAACAATATCCTTCTAGGCAGGTAGCTGCTTGGTTGACTAAGGTGAGTGGCAGAGAGATTAGTCATGTTGGACTTTTAAAGAGAATAAAGAGTGAGCGAAAACACGGATACAAATCCACTACTTACCGCAACCTTGCCCGAAGGCTCCAAAAAGCCCTTGAGCAAGCGCAGAGGTACGAAAAGAGGCTCGGCAAAGAAGACCAAACCGGATACTTCGAGTCAGAAAGCTACAGCAAGCTCACCCAATATATCGATAGCAAGCTCGGAGGAGACACAGCTCCCAATAGCTGATGAGAGAGAAGTGTTGTTTAAGCCCAACCCCGGGCCTCAAACATTCTTCTTAGCGTCTTCAGAGAGGGAAGTGTTGTATGGTGGAGCTGCTGGTGGTGGTAAAAGTTATGCCATGCTTGCAGATCCTCTTAGGTATATGGTGCATCCGCAGTTTTCTGGGTTGCTTCTGCGTCACACGACAGAGGAACTTCGAGAACTCATCTGGAAAAGCCAAGAGCTTTATCCAAAGATTTACCCCGGCATCAAGTGGAGTGAGAGAAAGATGCAGTGGGAAGCACCATCAGGGGCTAGACTATGGATGTCTTACCTTGATAGAGATGAAGACGTATTGAGATATCAGGGTTTGGCGTTTAGCTGGATTGGTTTTGATGAGTTGACGCAGTGGCATACGCCATTTCCGTGGAACTATATGCGTTCTCGTCTGCGTACAGCAGCAGCAGACTTGCCTATCTTCATGAGAGCTACAACAAATCCGGGTGGTCCGGGTCATGCTTGGGTGAAGAAGATGTTTATTGATCCTTCTCCAGCAGGAAAAGCGTTTGATGCAACAGATATTGAGACTGCTAAAACCTTAGTGTATCCTAAAGGACACAGTAAAGAGGGGCAGCCACTGTTTAAGCGTAGGTTTATCCCTGCTATGTTGACGGATAACCCCTACTTGATGCAGACAGGTGACTATGAGACAATGTTGTTGTCCCTTCCTGAGCATCAAAGGAAGCAATTGTTAGAGGGTAATTGGGATATTGCTGAAGGTGCAGCGTTTCCTGAGTTTAATAGACAGATTCATGTAGTGGAACCGTTCCACATCCCAAGTAATTGGACTAAATTTAGGGCTTGTGACTATGGATACGGAAGTTATAGTGCTGTGGTGTGGTTTGCTGTGTCTCCAAGTGAACAATTGGTCATCTATCGTGAGCTATATGTTAGCAAAGTACTTGCCAAAGACCTCGCTCACTTAGTAATGAGGGCTGAAGAGAACGATGGCCCTATGAGATATGGTGTATTGGACAGTAGTTGCTGGCATAAGCGTGGTGATACAGGTCCATCACTGGCAGAACAGATGATTGCAGAGGGTTGTAGGTGGAGGCCAGCGGATAGAAGTGCTGGAAGTAGGGTGTCTGGTAAGAATGAGCTGCATAGAAGACTACAGCTTGACCCCTTTACAGAACAACCAAGACTAGTTATAACAAGCAACTGTGTAAATACGATTGCTCAGCTACCCATCATACCTTTGGACAAGAAAAACCCAGAGGATATTGATACTAAAGCTGAAGATCACTTATATGATGCTATTCGTTATGGTGTGATGAGCAGACCTAGAAGTAGTTTGTTCGATTACAATCCATTAAATTCTGCTGGTTCTGGGATGAAGATGGCAGACCCCACATTTGGGTATTAAAGGGTATTTATGGCGCAAAACAATTTTATGGACGATAAGTCTATTAGCTTAGAAGATAAGAAAGAGAACGAAGCTGCTCCTTTCATGGGAAATCTTCTCTTAAATTTTCTAAACGAAAGATACACCAAGAGTGAAGAGAGTCGTAGACAAGACGAACAGCGTTGGTTGAGAGCTTATAGAAACTATCGTGGTCTTTATGGACCAGATGTTAAATTTACAGAGACAGAAAAGAGCCGTGTATTTATTAAAGTGACAAAGACCAAGGTGCTTGCAGCATATGGTCAAATCACTGATGTGTTATTTGCTAACAATAAGTTTCCTCTTAGTGTTGATCCCACTGTATTGCCAGAAGGTGTAGTTGATACAGTACATATTGATCCCAAAGCACCAGAGGGTGCAGAAGTTGAGGTGGCTTCTCCGTTTGGTTACAAAGGTGATGGCAAAGATCTACCCCCCGGTGCTACATTAAAAACTTTAATGGATCGTCTTGGTCCATTGACAGACCAACTTAAAGACACTAAAGGTCTTAAAGAAGGTCCGGGTGTAACTCCTTCATCTATCACCTTCCATCCTGCAATGGTTGCAGCTAAGAAGATGGAAAAGAAAATACATGACCAGTTGGATGAGAGTGGTGCTAACAAGCATCTTCGCTCTACAGCTTTTGAGATGGCTCTGTTTGGTACAGGCATCATGAAAGGTCCATTTGCTAAGACAAAGGAATATCCAAACTGGGATGAAGAAGGTACATATACACCAGAGATGAAGACAGTACCAGAGACATCACATGTTTCTATTTGGAACTTCTATCCTGATCCTGATGCTACCAACATGGAAGAAGCTCAATACATTATTGAGCGTCACAAGCTTAGCTCTACACAACTTAGAGCTTTGAAGAATCGTCCATTGTTTAGGGCTAATGTTATTGAAGAAGTGATTGAAGCAGGTTCTTCTTATGTTAAAAAATATTGGGAAGATGATTTAAAAGACTATGCTCCCAACTTTGGTATAGATAGATTTGAAGTGTTGGAATATTGGGGCAATGTTGATGTTGACCTGCTCAAAGAAAACGACATTACTATTCCACAAGAACTTGAAGACTACAAAGAACTACAAGCTAACGTATGGTTTTGCAATGGTAAAATTATGCGCTTAGTATTAAATCCGTTTAAGCCCGCCAACATTCCGTACTATGCTGCTCCTTGCGAATTAAACCCCTACTCTCTATTTGGCATTGGTGTCGCTGAAAACATGGACGACACCCAGACCCTCATGAATGGTTTTATGCGTATGGCAGTGGACAATGCGGTGTTGTCGGGCAACCTTGTATTTGAGGTTGATGAAACCAACCTTGTTCCCGGACAGGACATGTCTGTATTTCCGGGCAAAGTGTTTAGACGACAGGGTGGTGCTCCCGGTCAAAGCTTGTTTGGAACTAAATTTCCTAACGTAGCTGCTGAGAACTTACAACTGTTTGATAAGGCACGACAGCTTGCTGACGAATCTACAGGCATGCCATCATTTTCACATGGACAAACTGGTGTGAGTGGTGTTGGTAGAACAGCCTCTGGTATTTCTATGTTGATGAATGCTGCATCTGGCAGTGTTAAAACCATCATCAAGAATGTGGATGATTATTTGTTAGCTCCATTGGGTAAGGCTTTCTTTAGCTTTAATATGCAATTTGACTTTGATAAAAGTATCAAAGGAGACTTGGAAGTTACAGCTAGAGGTACAGAAAGCTTGATGGCTAATGAGGTGAGAAGTCAACGCTTGATGCAGTTCTTGCAAATTGCTAGCTCTCCTGCACTGATGCCATTTGCTAAGTTCCCTTACATCATTCGTGAGATTGCTAAGAGTATGGACTTAGATCCAGACAAGGTTACTAACAACATGGAAGAAGCTATGCGTCAAGCTTTGCTGATGCAACAAGCTACAGCTCCTGCTCCTGCAGAGGGTGCTCCTCCTGTTGGTGGTCCTGAAGGTGGTCCTCCTCCAGTGTCTGACATGACTGGTGGTGGTGGTGGAAATATTGGCGTTGGTGCAGCACCAGTGCCGGGTGAACAAGGATTTGCTGGTAATGTACAAGCCGTACCTCCCCAAGCTTAAAGGCTTCGTAAATACTAACGCTACATGGGAAGCGTTCTTAGATATGCTAGATGCTGAGATTGCTCAGCAGCATAAAAATTTAGAACAAGCTGTTGATGTGCGTGAGATTGGAAAGGCTCAAGGAGCCATTGCTGCTTTACGCAGACTAAAACATCTAAAGGATGAAGTTAATGTACAACAATGAAACAGAGCAACTCTTTGCTGAAGGCGGCATGAATGACGAAGGTGGCACAGTAGATCCTGTGTCCGGCAATGACGTACCTGCGGGATCTTTGCAGAAAGAAGTGAGGGATGATATTCCTGCACAACTGAGTGAAGGCGAGTTTGTTATTCCTGCTGATGTTGTTAGATATATTGGTCTTGAAAGATTGATGAAGCTTCGTGATGAAGCTAAGCAGGGACTCAATCGAATGGCAGAGATTGGTCAGATGGGTAATGCTGATCAAGTAGAAAACCCAGAAGCTTTGCATGAAGGTGATGAAGAATTTGAATCAGAGATTGATGACATCATCTCTGAAGTTGATGGTGAGCAAATGGGTGAACAGAAGTTTGCTCGTGGAGGTGTTGTTAAAGTTCCTGAAGCTAGTAAAGACATATTAGCTAAATATAACATTCAAAGAACAGCCATTACAAATCCAGCAAATGATGTAAGACTTTTGAAGAATGCTGCTGGTGATTCTTTGTACATGACCTATTTCAATGGTAAGCCTTCAGGGAGAATACCTAAAGGATATTCTGTTGTTGATGCAAACCCTGCAAGTAGAATGACAGGCACAACTCCAGCATCAACAGGTGCTGTATCTACGGGTGGAGTAGACCCATCTATAACTCGTGGAGTAGATATGCCTAGAGGAGGCAGTTTAGTTACACCTATTACGCCTACAGAACCACCTACAGAAACTCCTACAGGAACAACAACCACTACTGCTCCTGCTGCTAATGCAGGATTTACTGGTGATAGAGGACAAGGTGTAAATTCTTTTGGTGGCTCTATTACAGCTACCGATACAGGTGCTGTAAGTACAGGCATTGGTGGCTTCACCTTAAATCCTGATGGCTCTGTAACACCAAACACAATAGATAGAACAGTGATGACTGTTGCTGGTATCGTTAACCCTCTGCTTGGTGTTGCAGGTAGAGTTAATAACGCCTTGGCTACTAGCTCAGCTAAAGCTTTCTCAGCATCTATTGCTGACACTGGGGGTACTAATCTAAATGCAACTCAGCCAGCCGCTACTGCTGGTCCTGCTTCTGTTGGTGGTACTGCTGGTGCTGCTGCAACTGCAGCTTCTTTAGCAGCCGCTGATGCTACAAGTAGTGGTAAGAGTGAAGGAGCAGCGGGTGCTGCTAGCCAAGCTGCTGCGGATGTTATTGTAAGAGGTGGCTCAGCCGATGCTGCTGCTCAAGCAGGTAGAGATGCTGCTGCTGATGTAGCAGGTAGAGAAGCTAAAGTAGCAGAAACTGCTTCTCAACAAACTGCAACAGATATTGCTCTTGGTGGTCAAGGGGGAAGTGCTGGTGCTGATAGTTTAACTAGTGGTGCTGATACTGCAGGTCGTCAAGATACTGGTGGTGGTATTGATACCACTGTGGGTTCAGGAAATGATGGTGGTGATGAAGGTGCTGGCGATGGTGGCGTTGGTGGTGTTGGTGGCGTTGGTGGTGGTGGTGGCGTTGGTGGTGACGATGAATCTGGTGATGCTGAATCTGGAGAACAAGATTTTGAGGGTGCTTCTATGACTGCTGTAGATGCCCTTGGTGGTTCTTTTGCTGCAAAGCCTATGGAAATGTTGCAAGCTGAAAGAAAAGGAATTAGAGTAGAGGCGGCTAAAGGTGGTCTTATTACTAAGCGTGTTAAAAAGACAACACCTGCTCAAAAAAGAGGCATTGCTTCTAGAAAATAATACTATATAATTAGCATACTCAAGCCAGAGGTGGGCTGGCGAGTATCAATAATTTCCCACCATATGGCTACCTATCTCCCTGCGTATGCAGCTACAGTTAGCCCCAACTTAAAAGGTATGTTATGACAGAAGCAGTGATTAATCAGAACCAACAGGCTCAGGCGTTCTCTCCATTTGGTAAGCGTAATGCTAACAAGGATAAGATTGAACAAGAAGAAGCAGAGTTGAAACGATTGGCTGAAGATAAGAACAATCCTCAAGATCCACAGGATAATGAAGATGGTAACTTAAGCGGAGAAGAGAAAAGCTTTAAGAAGCGTTACGGTGATCTTCGCAGACATTCTCAGCAACAGCAAGTAGCTTTGCAGAAGCAGATTGATGAACTTCGTTCACAGCTACAGAGCAGCACAGAGAAGCAAATTAAGCTTCCTAAGAGTGAAGAAGAATTGAATGAGTGGGCTAAAACCTATCCTGATGTTGCAAAGATTGTAGAAACAATTGCAATTAAAAAGGCTAAGGAACAAACCCAAGCATTGGATGAGAGATTCAAACAGCTTGATGAGCGTGAGCATCAGACAGCTAAGGAAAAAGCAGAGGCTGAGTTGATGCGTCTGCACCCAGACTTTGACTCCATTCGTGATGATGATGATTTCCACAACTGGGTTGAAGAACAACCTAAGTGGGTGCAAGATGCTTTGTATGATAATGACAGTGATGCAAGAGCTGCTGCTCGTGCCATTGATCTTTACAAGGCTGATAAGAATATTAAGACGAAGAAGTCTACCTCAGATAAGGGTGCAGCAGAGAGTGTTAACACCCGTGGTAGTCGTTCTGCACCCACAGGCGAAAGCAAAGATGGTGTCTTTTATGAGTCACAGGTAAATAAAATGTCTACCTTTGAATATGAAAAGAACCAAGAAGCTATTGCTAAAGCATTACAATCAGGTAAGTTTGTATACGATATTAGCGGAAGTGCTCGTTAAGTATTGACAAACCTGAAACAACTGGTATAACTTTAACAGAGCGAAGAGGGTAGCTCCCCTGACTGTGCCAATTCACAGTCTAGCTCTTTATCTAATTGGGGATAGTTATGAATGAAGTTAAGACTTGCCGCAAGTGCGGTGAAGTTAAGTTGCGTTTAGATTTTTACGGAAGAAGAAACGACTGTAAAGAGTGTACAAAGCGTACAGTAGCTAGAAATAAGCTTTCATATATCCCTCTACATGAGAGAGATCTTATTTCTAGGTTAAAAAATCTTTGCACAAAAGCAAAAGGTAGAACTAAAGAATTTTCTATTAATACTTCTGATTTATTAGAGGTGTTAATAAAACAAAATGGTCGATGTGCTTATACTAAATTGCCGCTGCTTGCAACAGCCAACCAATTTAATACAGTGAGTCTCGACAGAGTGGATAGCAGTAAAGGCTATGTTGTTGGAAACATTCAACTAGTCTGTGCAGCTATCAATAAGATGAAGCAAGAGTACACTGAAGAGATGTTTCTTTTGTTTTGTCTGTTAGTCACGCAAAACAATAAACTGTCAGAATCACCTGAAAGTTTGTTAGCCCGTTATGTTCCATTGGGCACAGTGGACAAGTAATGTACCTAACAAATTCAGCCTCTGTAGTGATGTTGAGCGTATTTAAATATATGCCAATATATCTATAGGAGATAATAAAATGGCTTTTCCAAGTGCTGCAGGTTACGGTCAGTTTCCGAATGGAAACTTCAGTCCAGTAATCTATTCTAAGCAAGTACAACTTGCATTCCGTAAAGCGTCTACTGTTGAAGACATCACCAACAACGATTACTTTGGTGAAATCGCAAACATGGGCGACAGTGTCAAAATCATTAAAGAACCTGAAGTGTCTGTCCAGAGCTATGCTCGTGGTACACAGATCACTGCTCAAGATCTGAA